GATTTGAACTGGTTGTCTGAGAACCGCCACCCATAACTATGTTCCTGTCTTGGCGTTATATAGGAAATACGCCCCCGACGGCGATCCCAACTGTCTCTTATACAGAGCGACCTTCGCTTCTGTCTGGATATTCGAGAGAATACCAATAAGCAAAGGGACCTTTAGCGTGTCGGCGCAATGTTTTGCGTATTGAACCAAGGCTTTCGCGTTGGTTGACCGGCGATATTGAGGCCTAACGTAAGCCCAAAGCTCTTCAAGGTGCCAGTCGGAAGTATACCAGAATCTCCGAAAAGCTAAATGGATCGCGCCTTGTATCTTTCCGGTTGGACCTATAACGCCAACGACAGAATGATTTCCTTCTATCGCGTCTAACGCACCTTGGCGTATTAAGGCCTCGTCTAAATTCAACAGACCATTTTCTTTATGGAGTTCACGCCCCATAGACAAAAGGTCTTCAAGATCATCCATAGTCGCCAAGCGAACGGTTGGACGAACATTCATGATATTCATTTTTCTGGACCTGGGAGTTTAGCAAGCTTTCTAATCTGTTTCTTTCTGACGTGGAGTATGAATTTATCGAGTATTTCATGCCCGCGCTCCCGATCTCCGCCCCCGATAGCAATAACGTCTTCCGGTAGTATTCGAAATTCGCCATGGGACAGGTTCACAGGGACCAGGTCTTTTTCTCCCTGCGACTTCCCGCCCTTCGCCATGCCTCCCGGCCGTTGGCCTCTGGACCCGAACGGGTGGCCGACCCGCGCCGAAGCCGGGAACGCCGAGGACAGCCGGTGAAACCCGGCCATGGAGTTGCCTTGGCCCAAGGCCGAGACGGTATCGGCCGGGAGAATGTGGCTTCCGTTGGGGACCTTGGTCGAAAGGGCGTCGGCGCGGCCTGGCGTCGGGCCGATAAGCGCGCCAGGCGCAATAGAGGGGGCCTTTATGGACGCGGCTGTGGAGTTCGGGGCCTTGATCCGCCATGGGACATGCGCGATAGCCGGAGGGTTGACCGTAGGGCCGCCCCGCCCCTTGTCCTGCTGATCATTGTTCTGTCCCGGCATTTTCAGGCCTGGCGGCATGCCCATAGGGCCGCCCCCGGCCTTCCCCTTGCTCTTGGCGCGCCTGGCTGTATCCAGCGCGGCGGCTATGGCCTGGTTCTGCGGGTGGCCAGCATGGACCATTTCGCTTATGTTTTTTGAAACGGCTGCCTTAGAGCTGCTTTTGATTAAAGGCATTGGATCACCCCACGTTCAAAATGACGTAGCCAAACGTCTCGGTCCCAGCCGCCGCCACGGCGTTTCCGGTCGCCGCGACGAAGTTGGTCCCGGCCGCCTTGGTTGAGACATAGAGCTGTTTCGCCGATCCCTGGAGCTGGGCGGCGGCGGCGTTGGTCGGAACAAAGAGAATGACCGAGGCCGCCTTGATATTGGCGTCGGGGACCGTAATCGTCGCGGTCGCAGTCATGTTGAACGTTCCGGTGAAGCTGCTCAACGCGAACCGAGTCGTGAACACTTTCGTCAATTGCGCCATGTTGGCGTTGTGTCCGGCGACTTGCGCAAGCATGTCGTCTTGCCCGGCCATAACGAACGTCTGTCGCATGCTGAAATTTTCGTCAGCCATTACCCGCCGCTCCTACCGTCAGCGGCGACGCGGAAACGAATAGCGCCGAGCCGCCAAAAAGAACCAATATCGTTGCCTTGCACAGTCACGGCTATCTGCCGTCCGCGCATGCGAAACTCTATTTCTTGCGTGTTTATGTTCACCGCGAACGGTCCATATACCGTGGCGGGCCGGTTAACGTCTTCGAGAACCGAGAACGTGAAGTTCAAGATCGCGTTTTGCGTCCCGCCGTACTGCCCCCAGCGAAAGTCAGGATAAATCCTGTCGATAACGAACTTGTCTTCGCCCTCGCCGATATAGAAATAGCCCGTGGTGAAGCTCGGCGTCAGCGCGACGCCGTCAGCGTCTTGGGTGAGTTCGTGGTAATATATAGTACCGTCGTTGGTTGCAGCGATTGGGTACTGGTATATTGTGGAATCAATCCAGAGATTTCTCTGTAACGAAGAGTAATCCCACGTTCTTTCCATGTAGTTATATTTGACGACTTTGTCGCAAATTCCCAGCCCCCCGGATAATGAGGGGAACCAGAAGCAAATTTCCGTAAAGGCTTTATTTACGCCTACATGACACTTCGTGGCGTTAGCCCGATCTAAATCTTGGAAGACCGCGTCCCAAACTGGGCATGGCATAGCGCGCGCCCCGCCGCCGTCATACATGTAGAAGTTTTGAGACCCCATCCAATAGACAACGTCGTCAACCTCGCCGTGGGCGTGTTTCGCGATCAGGCCCGACCCTGACGCCGCCTTAACCATGTTGAAGACAAGCGTAGCTCCAATATAGGACGAAACATAAAAGTCCGTGTCAGTCCAAAGGACGTTACGTTGCTGTGTGCTCGCGCCGCCAACTATTCTGTTTCCGCTTGGAAGACGATATGATCCGGCCTGGTTTGTGATCAACGGCGTGAACTGAAAGAAGTTCTGCACGTCAGACCACTTCACCAGAAGCGGGTCCTGGTAAACGCCTATGGACGCTGTCTGGGTTGATCCAAAGCAGATTACGAGCTGTTGGCTTGTACTGACAAACATGCCATTGTTGAAGGGTGGGGCTGTGGAAACCAGAGACATGTTCTTGTAGCCGCTCGACGGACCCCAGTAATAGAGGCCGCCGCCCTCGGGGCAGGCCAGAAGCAATTCACCCCAGTGGTCCAAAGACCAATCGGTCGCGGCGATATTGGTCCCCGTCTGGCCGGTGATCGCGGTCCCCGTCCCATAGCCCCCGGTCCCATACGTCCCGGTCCCGTAGCCTCCCGCGATAGCCTGGGGGCCGGTCGCAATGTAGTAGACGTATCCAGCGTTGCCGCCGTTCATGGCCGTGGGGCCAGCGGCGGCGCTGGCCGAGGTGATCCCGGTGATAATGAATGTGTTCGGGTCTACTATCGATTGGATCACGTAACGGCCGGTTATGACGATCCCGCCAACCGTTGTGGGAAGGGGGAACACGATATCGTCCCCGGCTGATCGACCGTGCCCCGTCAGGACGACGGTTATGTTCGCCGATCCCGACGTGGTGGTGAATGTGGGCAAAGCCCCACCAGGCGCGGTCACGGTCGCGGTCGCATTGGCCGTCGCCGTGATCTGATACGAGGTCGCAGTGATCGTCGCCGTGACCGGATAAACGCCAGACAAAATCAGGCCGCCGACCGATATCGGCGTGTTGAAATACACCGAATCGTAAGTCGTTATGTTACTGACGGCGCTGTCAACAATGGTTACGAGCGGCGATCCGATTGTTGTTGCGAAGTTGACGGCGACGTTCGTCGTGAACGTCTGTGGGGCAACGTCTTGGTATGATCCAACGGTGATCACGTCCAAGTCGGCCGTTGTCCCCATGGCGAAATGTTGAAGATTAGCGAGGTCAACCCAGGCATGCGCGGCCTTGGGTATACCGTCAACCTTCGTTGGATAGAACCGCGCCCAGCCGCCGAGCTTTTGCGCCAGGCCCGTTTTGAAACGGATAAACTGCGTTTGCGTGTAGTTAGCGCGCCCCTGAACCGGCGTGATCTGGGTATTCAAGCCAGGACTCAGCGATATTGTGTTCCACCCCATTAGACGCGCTCCGGTTGAGAACTTGGCGTTGATTTTGCAGTCCAAGACCCGGACTCGAACCGTTTCCGGTTCTCTTCAATCTTCGCCGACTGTAAAAGACCGGAATATACGGCGTCCCACGATAGAGCTTGTCTAGGATCGTCCGATTGCGCGCCGTAGTTCTTCATCCAGCCAGCGGCCTGAACCATAGCCGACGCCATGAACAAATCTGGCAAATACTGACTTATGAAGGTCGTTGTATTTGACGCGGACAGAGGCGTGGGGCGGATGGTCCCAACGATTTCAACGCTTGTGACGTTCGCCGCCGCCCCCGCAGCCGGGGCGATCAGAATGGATTGATCCGTATCGCGGGCGAAAACGCGTGGGATCGACGTGGTCAGGGGCGCGGTCTCAGACGGATAAAGATAGTCGATAAAGTCTCGGGACACGGGGACCAGGGCGTTGTTGCGCGCGGACCCGACGAATACGTTGACCCCCTCGACCACGATAAATCTCCCGAAAGTGGAGGGGAGGGGGACCGAGCGCTGGTTTGTCGTCACGGTTCCGTTCGGGTCGCGGAATACCGTCGAAAGTAAGTCCAGGTCGCGGTAAATCCTTAATTCAGCATTGTTGATAAAATTCGGTAACTGAGCAACAAAGTCAGCGTTAGTCGTCGCTATGACTATGTTGCTGGCCAGGGCCGTCACAAACCCGTTGTAATCGTAGGCCATTCAGATTGATCCTTTTCGGGTCTATAACAATGGAATTCCACGGTGTTAGTGTATATCCATTGAAATGACGGAACCAAAGGCCCTGCGGAAGCTGATCTGGATTAGACTTATCTGCAAGCATTTCTGCTGTAACGTTAAGGTGTACTTCCAGATCATGCATAACCATGTAACGATCCCTTAGTTAATCGCTATCGTTAAGCTTCCTGATACGATACGTAAGCCGTCGCCAATCGCAACAGATTTCGGCGTTGTCACCGGCCCGCTGGCGTACAACGTTCCGACCGTAATCGCCGAATTAATGCTGACGTAAGACACCGTCGCCGCGCCGACAGCCGCAGTCGTGAACACAAGGTCCAAATTCGACGCGGCGGTGTTCGTCGCTGTGCTTGGTACAGCCGCCGTCATATTGATACGGTTTCCAGACCCGGTAATGGTCGAAATAACCTCAGCGCCCGCGCCCTGAGGGTCCCCGTTCCATACTGAAATGTAGCGGGTCGCGACTGCCGCTGGGGTGGTGTTTCCAGTAAGCCAATTCAACATTGTGCTGGAGACGGTCGCTGTGAAGACTGCCATTGCTCTTTATCCTCTTACACTGTGAAGCTGATAACGACGATCCCGACCCCGCCACTGCCGCCCGTTCCGTTTGTGGTGGCCGAATAACCGCCGCCCCCGCCCCCGCCCCCGTAAGCCGATCCCGCGCCGCCGCCGCCGCCAGTCCCAACCCCGGTTCCGCCGCCCCCTCCGCCGCCGCCGCACCCATACGCCGCTGTCCAGGCCGAATCTTTTCCGCCCGCTCCCCCTGCAACGCCCCCAACTGTCGCCGAGCCGTTGCCACCGCCACCGCCGCCGCCGAGCGTCCCTACACCGCCGTTCGCGGCGCCCCCGCCCGACCCACCATTGCCGTTGCCTCCCGCCGCGCCGTTATTTGACCCGCCCGTGACTGACCCGCCCGCAGCGCCGCCATTCGCGCCGCCTCCGCCGCCGCCGCCGCCTGAACTCAGCGTGGAAGGACACGTTCCTCCAACCGCGCCTACGCCCGTTGGCCCCGCGCCCCCGCCCCCGCCGCCCCCACCAAGAGCATAGAGAGATAAAGAACCGCCGCCCGCGCCCCCGGCGCGCGTTGTATTGCCCACGCATGACACCGCGACGCCTCCCGCTCCGCCTGCGCCGGTCGTTGCGTTACCGGCAGAACCGCCTTTGGCAAGACTCCCAGTCGTCGCCAACGTCGGCGCGGCGTTAGACGCGGTGTTGAACCAACTATCAAAGCCAGCTCCGCCAGGCCCCCCTGGCGCTCCCACTGAATAGTAGTAAGTAGAACCGTTGGTTATGGAGACTGACGTTGAAGTTGCGTAAGCGCCTGCGCCTCCACCAGGACCATATAAAGTAGCGGTCGGCGTCGTCCCACCCGCTCCGCTTCCTACAGCCTCAGTTGTCGCCGTAGCTGTTCCTGTTGAAACCCAACTTCCAGCGCCTGTTGTGAAAAAAACCTTTACAGATTGCGTCAAAGTCGCCGTCATTGCTGACGTAGCGGTAAGTGTTACTGTGATCCCGTTATAAAAGGTCAAGGCCGACGACAAAGCGCCAGTTGCGACCAGAGGGACAGCCAACATAGCTTCGCGGATCGGCGCGGCCGTCAACGCGCCGGTCGCAGCCAAAGGGGCCGCTAATATCAAGTTTGCGGCGACCGCAACGGTTATGGACCCGACAGCCGCCAAGGGCGCAGTGATACCGTAATTGACTGAAATGCTTGACGTTAGCGCCGCGCTTGCGGTCAAAGCGGTCGCGGCGTTCCAATTCATGGTAAACCGCGCCGACAGCGCGCCGGTCGCCGACAGAGCCGCAACTGGCGTCTTGTCAATCGTCAACATACAGGTCAGGGTCGCCTGTCCCCAGAACAGGGCGGGCGCCCAGACCGGCTTCGACAAGGTCCAAGTCGTCGCTTCGTCAATCGCGTAAGACTCAGGCGACGGAAACGAAATATTGGGCGGGTCCACGGGGAACCAAACGGTTCGCATGAACGGCGCGGGGTCGTCGTAGCAGGGGCCGCAAACGTAAAGTTTGGTCGGAACCAAGGTTCCTGGCGGCGTCCTCATTTGAGGACGAAGATCCTG